CGGTACTAATATACCGTACATTACGCACCCACGTGCTGTTCGAAAAATCGCAAGGCAGATTGCTGAACAGTGGGTACATACATATAAATTTAATACTGAATTTCTAGATTACGTCGAGCAAGTAGCTTTACTACACGACGTAGTTGAAGATACGCAGGTAACAATGGAAGATCTTAAGAAGCACGGTTTTGATCTAACAGTTCTTAATGCCGTATTCGCGATAACAAAGAACCCCGTGAAAGGTGCAGAGAGTTACCTTGACTACTTGCGACGTGTTAAGGTTAACCCTATTGCACGTATCGTAAAGCTTGCTGATCTTGCACACAATATGTCGGATTTGAAGCCGAGCAATATGTATGACAAGTACGTGCTTGCAAGAGATTTTCTAGCACCTGACAATCCACGTTAATGAGCACTACAACTACACCCCAACGTAAAGAAATCGATCTTGTTCACCCTAGACAGAAAGGAACACTGCTTAGCTGCGGATTTGAATTTCATGGTATTATTACACCTGAAGAAGGTGGTCCTGCTCTATCGCAGTGGAAATTGTATACGACAGGACCAATGGCTATCCGACTTGATTTAAAATTTCAGGCTCATGTACCCGTGACAATAGAACACCTGTTTGAACGCGTGTTCTCAGCTGGTGTACAAAAAGGTGAAGATGATACATATCGTCATATTCATCGTGCTTTAAAGATTCATGCTTAAGGTAGATCTCCCATCGCTTAACCAAGACGAATTCACCATTACTGAAAGAAATGTTAATGGTGAACGTTGCTTTCTAGTTGTACCGCATCCAAGCTTTAGAGCATGGAATAGACAGAACCTAATATTTCGCTCTTCATTATGGAATGAAGACGGTTATCCTGTTTCGCTTTCTTTCAAGAAGTTCTTTAATTGGGATGAAAGACCGGAACTAACCCATATACCAGGTTCGATAACTGGAAATGGTGGTGTTCGTATTTTAGAGAAACTTGACGGTTCCACTTTAATAGTATCCAAGTATAAAGGTGAATTGATTGTCCGTTCACGTGGAACTGCTAATGCTCGTGACCTTTCAACTGGTTATGAGATTGATTACCTACTTGCGAAATATCCTAAGATTGCGCAAGTTTTAGGTACTGTTGATACGTATGACCGTTCTTTTCTTTTTGAATGGTTATCACCAACGAATAAGATCGTTATCCCGCATAAAGAACCTGATATAAAAATGTTAGCTGTAATCAATCATTGGGACTACAGCATGGCAACCCAGTTTGAAGTGGACGCGTTTGCTTCTGAACTTGGAGTTTTAAGACCGGCTTATATACAAGCTGATAGTTTTGCAGAGTTGATTGAACGTGTTGGTAAACTTCAGGACTTCGAAGGTGTCTGTGTATACTGTAATAACGATCAGGATATCCGTAAGATAAAGTCTGACTGGTATCTCAAAATGCATTACATTTTAACAGAAGAATTTAGCACCTTTGAAAAGGTGGTAGAATTCTATTTTGCAAATGGAATGCCTATCTCCTATCAAGAATTCTTTGATATAATCGCAAACTACTGTGATCATGAAGTTGCTACTCAAATGCGTGGAGACATTTCACGTATTATTGATGCAATGAAAGAGGTTAGAGTAATAAAGGAAAAGTTTGAGCAATTTGCTTTTCAACTCAAAGCATCTAACATACCCCGTAAACAAGTTGCTGAAAAAGTCTTTGCTGCATACGGAAATACAAATAGAGCTGCAATGATATTTCATCTCTATGATGGAAATCCGTTAAGTGTAGATGAATGGAAGAAACTGTTTTATCAAGTAATTAAAAAGTAATGTTCAAATTCAAAGCAAACCAAATGCCGTTCTTAGATGAAGCTCATAGCGTGGTATTTATCGACACCACTAAACTACGGAGTATTACTCGTGACATCTATCAAAATCTAACAATCGTTACATGGAATGAAAAGGTTGACGGTAGTAATGAGTACGCACGTGATGTGTATGAAATTAGTCATCAACAACACAACTATCTTATTAGTAAAGTAAAGGAAGTTTCTAAAGCAATGGCGTTAGAACTTGCAAGCGGAAAAACACCGACATTAGGACCTACCTTTCATATCTTTCTAGATTTTATTGACGCATGAGTATTGAATACATCGAAGGAGATCTTCTAGATTTTCCTAACGGTATCAATACAATTGCTCATAGTTGTAATTGTAAGAATACGATGGGTGCGGGTATCGCTTTGCAAATTAAGGAGCGGTACCCAGCAGTATATGAAGCAGATACTATAGCTTATCATAAAGGTGAAGCAACCCTCGGTAACTTTTCATTTGCAGAGGTATCTCATTTCTTAGAAGACAAGCCAAGATTTGTATACAACTTATATACTCAGATCAAACCGGATAGATCCCACCGTGCGGTTGATTATGAGGCGTTTTATACAGCTCTTGTAAAATTACACTACTATCTAAAATGCAGTGGTACGATAATAGGTTTTCCATACCTTATGTCGTGTTCAAATGCAGGTGGTTCTTGGCCAATTATCGAATCAATGATTAACGACGTTTTTGGTAACTCAGAATATTTTAAAACAACATACATAGTCCGCAACCCTCTATATGCACCCAAGCACCCTGCGACGCGATAATATCGGTCTTAGTTATGATGATATTGCACTGGTACCTTCAAAACAACCTTGCAGTAACTTTACACGTAAAAATATCAACACGTCAGTAGTGTTGGGTAATCATACGTTTGACCTGCCTGTTATCCCTGCTAATATGAAATGCGTTATTGATACAGATATGGGGTATCAATTAATGCAGAAAGGGTACTTTCATATTATGCATCGCTTTGAGTCTATTTTTCATGCACATAACAAATATATTACACGTGCTCAAGAGGAAAGTATATACCAAGCTCCATACTTTTATTCGAGTGTTAGTGTAGGTATTAAGATCCGTGATCTTGTCACTATTCGTGAATTATCAATACCTGGTCAACGTCCAGATTACATTACTATCGATGTTGCTCATGGCCATCATATTGGTGTTAAAGAGATAATTCAACAGATTAAAAGGACAAAGTGGTGTGGTGCTGATGCTCCGTTCGTTATTGCAGGTAATGTCTCTACACCTGAAGCAGTTATTGATCTCGAAAACTGGGGTGCAGATGCAGTTAAAGTAGGTATTGGGCCAGGTCGTGCTTGCACAACAGCACGTCAAACAGGTTTCATGTCTCCAATGTTTACAACGATTCAGGAGTGTGCTGCTGTTGCAAAAAAGCCTATAATCGCTGATGGTGGGATCCGTGAAAACGGAGATATTGCTAAAGCAATCACTGCAGGTGCTACCATGGTTATGGTAGGTTCTTTGTTTAGTGCATGCTATGATAGTCCTGCTAAGACAAAGGTACCTCTCTTTAATCTACAGAACATTAAAGCTAATATACGTGCTGGATTACGTAGAAAATCTCATTTCTTACCACCGGTTTATCTCAAAGAGTATTACGGTTCAGCATCTCAACACAATAAAGGTCATAAGAATAATATTGAAGGTACTCTCGTTCGTTTGAACGGTAACGGTATGACCTACCTTGAAAAGATGGAAGAAATTAAGCAATCTTTACAATCTGCTATTTCTTATGCTGGTGGCGAAACGCTGAGTGCTCTCCACGGCAGTAATTATAAAGTGTTATTGTGACGGTGTCACTTCAGCATCTATTATTGGACTATCATTAGTCTTTTTAGCTGCTTGATTGAGTAATCTGATCACTTCTTCACGAGTACCGACCGCTAATACGTTTGTTTGAGCAGGTTGATTTTCAGCCTGCTTTTTACGTGCTTCAGCATTGATATGTGCAATCTCTTTGGATGTCTGCGCTTTTTTATTCTGAATATGGATTTTATTCAGTGTTTCTAAGCTTCCAGTTACTGAATTGATAAGGTTAGAAAGAGCAAGGATTGTATCAGGATCATTTGTTGCAACTGCCATTTCCTTGATATCCTTAAACGCACTCATGGTATGGTCTACCAATGCAGTGGTTTTCTTGATAACATAATCTCCTAAATCTTCTTCCTTAACGGGTTCTGAAGAAACAGGTGGTAAATCCGATGTAGCTGCACCATCTTCAGGTTTTACAATGAAATCCTTTGGTGTATCTCTAAGCTGTTGTAAGAGATCATCAACTTGAATGGAGTTAAAATTGTCAGCCATTAAAATTACTTAGGATTGTAGGTAGAATAAGCAAGGCTTTACAATATCATTTAAAAGTATGTCATTTACAGTCAAATTTAAGAAATTACATCCGGATGCACAACTACCGAAATATGCAAGGGTAGATCCAACTACAGGTGATGCAGGTGCCGATATGTATGCTGTTGAAGATGCTACTATACCTGCAAAAGGTAGCGCATTAGTTGAAACCGGTATTCAAGTTGCAGACATGGAACCGGGATATTATTTCCGTATCTATCCACGATCTGGTCTCGGTTTTAAGTTTGGGCTTCAACCACACCTCGGGACTATTGACACTCAATACCGCGGAACACTTGCTGTAAAGATTTACAATTTTAGTGACACTGATTATACACTTAAGAAAGGCGATCGTTTTGCTCAGATCGTGTTTCATAAGTTGTATCAACCATCTTTTGAGTGGTCAGATGTTGTAACTGAAACAAATCGCGGTGCATCAGGTTTTGGAGCTTCTGGCAAGTAAGATTGCTGGAGCTTATCCCTGGTTGTACTATAATTCATTCAAATTTTATGCTATCTTTTATCAAGCAAGTCCGATTTGGTTTTCTAGATGCACGATTGAAACAAGTAACGAAGAAGCAAAACAAACTTCGTAATAAGATTTTTCGTTTAACTGATTACTATAATACAACTGCTGAAAACTACCACACCAGCGGTTACCGTACTCACTTATTCCGTGAAATCAGGTATTTGCTTGCTAAAGACGCAAAACTGACCAATAAAGCGATTTCAATTACAAATCGGTTGTCGAGCTAACCAATGAGTGAGATGTTTCAAGGTCTTTGGGTCGAGAAGTACCGCCCACAAACACTGAATGATATTGTTCTAACAGATCGTATCAAACAGGAAATTGTCAAGTTTAAAGAGCAGAAAGAAATCCCTCATCTGCTCTTTTTGAGTACACCCGGTCAAGGTAAAACATCACTCGCTAAGATTATCGTTAAGGATATTCTTGATTGCGTGTATCTGTATATCAATGCGTCTGATGAAAATGGCATTGATACGATTCGTACTAAAATCATTGGTTTCGCACAAACTAAGAGTATTGACGGTAAACTTAAAGTCATCATCTTAGATGAAGCTGATGGTCTAACACCTGTCGCACAGCAAGCTCTTCGTAATGTAATGGAAGAGTATGCTGGTAATGTTCGGTTTATCATTACAGCTAACTACGAATTTAAGATTATTGCTGCAATTCGTAGTCGTTGTCAAACATTTGACAATCTTAATCCTCCAATTGAAGGTGTTGTACGACGGGTTACAGAGATTTTAAAGGCTGAAAAAGTATCGGTAGAAGCTGAACAGAAACCAAAACTCATTGATCTTATTCGCACAAATTATCCTGATATTCGCAAGATTATCAGTGTAATCAGTAAAAACGTAATCAACGGTAAACTAGATATTCAGGCTCAGCAGATTGGTTTAGATTTCGCTCAAGGCATTCTCAAGCAAATCCAGGAAGGTACTGACCCTACAGCAATTCGTCGTCATATCATCGAAAATGATATGAAGTATAATAAGGATTATCATGCGTTAATGAAGGATCTGTTTAATGCCGTCGATCATAGTGAAATCGATGTTATTCAGAAACGAAAAATGATGATTATTCTCGCAGAACATATGTATCGTCATACATTTGTTATGGATCCTGAGATTAATTGTTATGCTTGTGTCATTGCACTAGCTGAATAAAATGAACAGATTGCTGAAAGCATTAAAAATCTTAATACACGGAGACAAAGAACCGGCTGTTCTGCCGGTATCTACGTTAGGTAACCCATTATCCAGCGTTCCTGTAACAAGCACAGCAGCTCTTTCTGGTTTCACGACAGCAAAAGAGTACAAATATGCAAACAGCGATGCACCAAGATACAAGGATGAATGGGTGTTTTGGTGTATTGCATCTGGAACATACTGGAGAGAAGTATTTGGCAAACGTACAGAATATCCAAACCAACAATTTTCGGTATATGTAAACCATGTACAGAAAAAAGCAAAGTGTGTAGGTGCTGGAACGACAGGGTATCTCGATTACTATGCTCTTGTAAAAGAACAAACAATTGTTCATATTGGTAGTAAAAGGTGACCTGTTTTGAAGAAGTTACTGATACTACATAACCGATATACACCAGATGATACAGACATCTGGCGTGAAGCTGTTCGCGGAGGTTGGAAGATTGAACGACCAAACCTGTTCAATGTATCTGAACTTTCACTGGGGTATGATACTGTAAGATATTACGGTAATACACTACATCAAGAACAGATCAAAGATTCGATACCGGTATATTTTTCGCGAATAAATCTAAACTGTTTACCCAACCTATTATCGTACACAAAGCGACTAATAAAGCTTTACACATTTGGAGATTTAAATGGTTATGTTCCGTTCACCGCTTTTTATAAACCGGTTAACAATAAATGGTTTGAAGCAGGTGTATATAACAAAGGATCATCTATTTCTGGTAGCTCGAAAGCGGATGACATGATCTACATTAGTGAAATCATGAGGTTTACACATGAAGTAAGATGTTTTGTTATCGATGGTAAAATACAGACATCAAGTTTGTATCGTATTGATGGTAATGTTTGGGATAAGACAGATCTAAAACCAGAAAAAATTAATTTCGACGATCGAATCGATGATACACCCATTCCTGGAATGGTAAAAGCTATTCATAAAAAGTGCGGTACTGAATTACCAAGCGGTATCGTAATGGATTTTGGATACAACTCTGATCGCGAATGGGCTTTGATCGAATTTAATGAAGCATGGGCAAGCGGACTTTATTATTGCGATGTTTCAAAAGCTTTTAATACCATTATCAAAAGCCAAATTGATAATAAAGAAATTGCTAAACTAATTGATTGAGGGTAAGATCTAGCACGATACACTCGAAATAGTAAGTATATGAGTGCAACAAACTGCAAAAATATACAAGATTACTAATGACATAAATGATAAAGTATATGTCGGTCAAACATGGAGGGAATTAAAAGTAAGATACAGAGCTCACTGTACTAGCTCTAATAAAGATTCAAATCGCACGTCTCCGATACTACTAGCAATTCAAAAGTACGGTAAGGAACATTTTAAAATTGAGTTATTGTTAGAGTTTCCGTTTGGCACTAAGCAGAGTGTAGTTGACCAGGCAGAAACGGAATGGGGCTTGAAACTGAATACATTATCACCGTTTGGTTATAATCTTAAGTTGGGTCAAGGTAGGGGTATATGTTCTGATGATACAAAAAGGAAATTATCCCTTATTAACAAAGGTAGATTTGTATCAAAAGAAACACGAAAAAAGCAATCTCTTGCTCATATAGGTGTAAAGCACACACCTACGCAAAATAAAAATAAAAGTTTGAGGTTAAAAGGTATCAGACCTTCTATACAAGCTCAAATTGCAAACAAACTAGCAGTTGCGAAACATTATACTCTGATTTCACCCGAAGGTGAGGTTATTGAAATATATAATATGGCTGAGTTTTCCAGAAAGCACGGATTAAATTCAGTTAGAATGTGTAGATTACATAAAGGACAAATTACAGAACACAAAGGTTGGAAAAAGAACGGATCAAAAATTATTTCAAAAACTTCTTGACTTAAAGTTAAAAGCACCTAAGATAGTGGTGTAAATATTTTAGATGAACAAACCGGCACATAATAATTGCTATACGAACCAACCAGAACAGTTTGGTATGGGACTCGATGTACGCGTTATTAGCGGCCGGGGTCTTGACGAAAAGGGAAGTAGATAAAGAGTCTAACAACCTTAAATTCAAGACCCGAGCCTTAAAAAGCTCGGGTTTTTTGTTGATCAGTTTCGGTGATCTTTGACAATTTTAAAGCCGTGCCTCAGCGGAATTAAACAATCTGGGGCAGACGATATGGATGATTCAGTCTAGCAGTGGTGCCAGTCTGGTTCGGCGACTCCGCTTGGAACGGAGAATACGTGGGTTCAAATCCCACCTGCTAGACTGAGTTCTTCATATTATCGTTGTTAAGACGAAGTAATACGAGTCGACCGCAATTGGTGCGGGATATTAGGTGGTGTAGGTCCATCAGCAACGACCATTTTTATTCCCATGGAGGCAAACCGGTGAGCCGGGTGTCTGTTAAACACCGTCGATAAGTCGTTCGAGGCGACTCGTGGGAGCCATTTATATAGTCGGAAAGCTCATTTGGATGAGCAGTGTCTTGATAAGGCAAAGGCAGCGGGTTCGAACCCCGCACCGACTACCAATAATGAGGCCGTAGCTTAATGGTTTAAAGCGATACACTGTCAATGTATAGAGTGCGGGTTCGATACCCGTCGGTCTCGCCATTTAATGGGTCAGTAGCTCCAATGTAGAGCAATCGGTTGAAACCCGATGTGTTGTTGGTTCAAGTCCAACCTGTCCCACCACTTTCTACGTCAGCAATGACAAAGAAAACAGAACTGACCGCGATGAGGTAGTTGAGTAAGTTTCTAGAACTCCTGTAGTCCACAAATCTCAATCGGTCAGCAATCAGGTACGTAGCTTAATTGGTTTCAAAGCACTGGATTGTGAATCCGGGGATTAAGAGTTCGAGCCTCTTCTACCTGACCAACTCTATTGATCGATAGTGTAACGGTAACACCGGAGTCTCTGAAGCTCTATTTCTAGGTTCGAATCCTAGTCGATCAGCCACTATTGAGGTATCGTATAATGTAGTACAACTGCCTTTGAAGTAGTCCGGTTATGGTTCAAGTCCATATGCCTCAGCCATGTAAGTATACATATGAAAAGTAAAAGCGGTTTGCTGGTTGTGATCGTACTATTAACGATAGTATCACTCATGCAATCGTTTTACATTTATCGTATACGCGCTTTTGAAGGTGCTCGCGATCAAGCAATTAACGCATTGATCTCACGATCTGATGACCTAGTAGATGCAGTTAATGCACAGCAGGATCAGATCAATGCTCTCAAGACGAGACTTAATCAAGGTCATCACAAAATTTAACACGCGCTCGTGTTGGAATCGGTATACAACTTACTCTGAGAAGGTAAGGTCATCATTGGCGTTGGGAGTTCAAGTCTCCCCGAGCGCACCACACTCTACAGGTTTTGAGACACCACTGCATTGTTTATGCAGAGTAAGCGGATTTGAGCTCCGTTAGAGTGACCATTTTTGTCGGTATCTTCTAGTGGTAGGAAACTCGCCCCTCAAGCGACCAACGAGAGTTCAATTCTCTCTACCGACGCCAGGATTCCGCACTGAGCACAGTGGTACCGGCAGCAGTAGGGGAGAGTTTCAAGCTGTAATAGATTCTCCGAATCCACCAATTTCTAGTAAGCGAGAATACGCTGTATGAGGTACAGAGGAAGTTCGCGACTCCAAAGCAGCTGATTGGGAGATTGAAAAATCGCTAATACCACAAAGTAGGAGCAAGCCAAACAGAACTGAGAGTAGTGCTTCTTGTTGACGTTCGGGTTGGTGCTAAGATAAATGTATTCATAGAACAGAATCGCGGCTACGGCTGCTAGAAAAATATCTGGATGACGTAACTGTCGGTTGGTTACGACTGTCTGTAAAACAGTTCCCTTCGGGGCGCGTGGGTTCAACTCCCTCCTTCCAGACCATTTTGGGTGTCATGCTGATCGGTCAAGCGCTTCGCTGTAAACGAAGTAACCCGCATAGGTGGTAGGTTCGATTCCTACGGCACCCACCAATTCCTGAGTAGTTCAAGCGATGGTTTCGTGTATGGACGTAATACTAGTAACTTACGTTCAGATGAAACTGACATGAAAGATATGTCGGGTGTAAGAGCTGCAAATTCTGTAACCGCTAACGATATATTTAGTAGTGGAGAATTTTCTTTTTAAGGGAAAGGATGTGGGTAAGAATCCCACCTCAGGAAACATTTACGGATCGGTGCCTAGAACGGTTGAATAGTC